CTTTCGGACACTCAAGTATTAGTACGCTCTACTATTATTTCCCGTAGAGGTGTCAAATTAATCATTCGCGTATAACGTGAATCCATTAATGGTACCTTTCAATTGTTTGACTGCTGTCAATACTAGCTGACTGTGTTTACGAAGACGTTCTGGGTTTCTTTTACCAGGGCGTTCGAAATAAACACCTTGATAAGGTAATGGCAGATACTCAACACTTGTTAACTCGGGTAATTCCAACAATTCACCATTGCACAATCTGTCTTTTATACTTTCGAGGATAGGTAACGTATGATATAATTCTATACCCGTGTAATTTAAGGCGTGAATTATAGGATGGTAGTATCCAGTGTTACTATACCCAATCAGCATATCAGAGTATGCGACCCCCGCTTGACGCAAATTATCTTCTAAATTGCTTGAATATACAATCTCGTCAAGTTTCCTGATTAATTCTTGGAAACCTTCTAAGCGTATCTTTGCAATTTCGATTCTAAGATGGTTTAGGAGGGTGATCTCTTCAGAGGCATTACCAAAGCGGTTTTCTAACCAATTTGGGTGTCCGAGGTCTCGCTCCCACAAAAGAATTTCTAAGTATTGTCTTCCTTTATTGGATAGATAATCGGGAAGGGCTAAATCTCTGCGTTCTTTTAAAATAAGTTTGGTTTCTACTGAATAATTTATCAGTTCAGTGAAAGAATATATACTCTTCGAACTAGCCTCTAGAAGGTCATAAGGGATTCCAGTTATCTCGTTACCATTCACAGAAATGCGTTTGGCAAATTCGAAAATTGGCATCCTCTTATCACTCTCATAGGACTTGCTCTTGGAAGTATTAATCTCCACCCCAATCTCATTTAATAGATTAGCGTAAATTGATCCCACACCTTTGTGCCAGATTACTATATCATCACCTAAAACTTCATATTTATTGAAAGGACGGTGATCGCCAAAGTGTAGAAAACTAGCAAACCAAACTAAATGATGGTGAAGTAGCGTGCAGGCTGCCCACGAAGACAATGCTCCGAGTGGCTGGCC